TCGATATTTCTGCCACTTGGTTAGGTATTGTTCCTGTTCGCTCGGTGGTGTCCACCCGAATCGTCGCCACGTTTGCTGCACATCTGTAGCGACGCCGGGGGTCCACTTAAAATCTAAATCCGTGAGATGAGTTGCCAAACAAGGTCTCCTATCGTTGAGGTTGAACCGATACTCCAATCGACTGCTGTGATGCCGAGGACTACTCCTGCTGCGATGATTGCGAGGTGTTTCATTTGCAAGCCTTGTATGCGAGTTTGGAGGACTGCTTCCAGGTGTCGAACTGCTTCTCTGCCAGTTCCTGAATGCGCTGCTTGAGCCATGCTTTCGCATCCTCACCGTTCCAGAGCATCTCGATCACTTGGTCGGTGGTGATGTCGGTATCGCGGTCTAGGTCAACCCAGACCCAGAGGATTTCTTTTGCTGTCGCTGAGTCGAGCCAGCAAGCAATCTCGTCGCTCTCCCACTCTTGCTGACGCTCGAGACTGTCGTTGTAGTTGTCCTCACGAATCCAGTGCAGGTCGATTCCAAAGTCGCTCATGTTGTCCTCGGTTGTTGTTTGTTGACGGTGAAAGAAGAGTACAGTAGACTTCATCAAGAGGTCAAGCAGAGCGTTCCATTTTTTACAACTTTTACAATTTGAGGTTGCGATGACACCGAATGACGCGATCAACCTAGCCGCTGCCTTGGTAGGCACGAAGGGGAGGCTGTGTGAGCAGTTGCAGGTCAGCAAACAGGCAGTAAACGGGTGGAAAACTCGGGGGGTGCCGATCAAGAGGGCTTTGCAGATTCAGGAGTTGACGGGCGGGGTGGTCAAGCTGGGAGACTTGTGTCCGCAGTATGCCAACATCGATGTGCAGATCGAAAATGTCTAGCCTGACTGCTAGGTCGAAGGCATTGCTTACAGAGCGAGGCTATCAGGTAGCACTGGTCGAGCATTACAACAGCTTCACAAAGCGCAAGCACGACCTCTGGGGCTGCATTGATCTGCTGGCAATTGGTCACGGCGAGACGGTAGCAATCCAGGTGACTAGCAAGGGTCATCTCTCAGAACGTCGGCACAAGATAGAGGAGGCCGAGGCTTACCCTGAGATGCTGCGTTCAGGGTGGCGGGTGGTGTTACATGGGTGGTTCAAGGAAGGCAACCGTTGGCAGTTGAAAGAGGTGGAACTGTGAGAGTTATAGTGGCTTGCGAATACAGCGGAACGGTCAGAGATGCTTTTTTGCGTGCAGGTCATTACGCGCTTTCTTGTGACCTTTTGCCATGCGAATCAACTGCGTCAGGAGATCACTATCAAGGGGATGTGCGTGACGTGCTTGATCACGGTTGGGATCTGATGATCGCGCATCCTCCTTGCACTCATCTAGCGGTCAGCGGTGCGAGATGGTTTAAAGACAAGAAAGCGCAGCAAGAGGAAGCCTTGGACTTTGTGAGACTGTTGCTGAATGCTCCTGTTGAGAGAATTGCACTAGAAAATCCTGTCAGCATCATCAGCAGTCACATCCGTAAGCCAGATCAAATTATCCAGCCTTGGATGTTTGGTCACGGAGAGACTAAAGCAACGTGCCTGTGGCTTAAGAATTTGCCTCTGTTAAAACCAACGAACATAGTCGACGGCAGAGAGCAACGAATTCACAGGATGCCGCCAGGTCCTGACAGGTGGAAGGAACGCAGCAGAACTTTCGTCGGGATTGCAACGGCAATGTCGGAGCAATGGTTATGATCTTCACACTAGCGCACGACACCGCCCGGCAGAGGGCTGTAGAAGCCGTTAAAAACGCTCGGCATGGCTGGGTGGTACGGATAGAGCCACCCAACAGAACAAGCGCCCAGAACTCGTTCTATTGGGCCACACTGTCAGCGATCAGCGAGCAGATACGTCCGCAGGGTCAGGCTCACGATCAGGATGTCTGGCACGCTTACTTCAAGACTCGGTATCTTCCTGGGAGGATGTTGGAGTTGCCCAACGGTCAGGTGATGGAGGCAGAGCCGACGACTACAGGGCTGACGAAGGCGCAGTTTTCCGACTACGTTGAGCAGGTGCTGGCATGGGCGATCAATCACGGGTTGACTCAGACGGACGAGATGTCTGTTTTGCGTGCGGCGAACGACACGACAACGCAAGACTCGTCACTCTCCCTAATGGCGCCGTAGTTGGCTTGCAGTCACGAGAGTACGCATTGCACTGCGAGGCTGTCACTGTGCTGAGATGGCCGATCAAAAAGCGCCGAGAGCATCTGGAGCAGGTTGAGAAGGCCAGAGGGATGCCAGCAAGGCGGGAACTAGAGGAGGAGATGAAGCGATGTTTCGCAGCAAAGCGTGGTTGAAGGCCGTTGCCTCTCTATCCTGCCAGCGATGTGGTCTGGACGGTCAGACACAAGCTGCTCATGCGAACTGGGGTGCATACGGTAAGGGGATGGGGATGAAGGCACACGATTGCTTCGTGGCAGCACTCTGTCAGCACTGTCACTTTGCTATTGACCAGGGGTCGAAGATGACAGGAGAGGAGCGGCGGGAGGCTTGGGAGGATGCGTTCCGCAAGACGTTGGTTGCGCTGTGCGAGGCTGGCAGGATTCGCGTGTAAGGTTGGCGTAAGGTTGCAAGCGCAGCATTGCAATTGTATGATCGGTTCTGCGCTGTGAGAGGCGCATAGCAGGTCAGCAAGACAGTCTTTATCGGGCTGGTCTATCTGACCGTTTCTAACCCGTCCTGGGTGTGACCTGCCGGAATTCTCACCGGATAGGCCAGCACCGATGGAGATTGTCGTGCATTACTACCATCACCACATCGGTGATTTCATCAAGGCTACGGCTCGACTGACAGACGCTCAGTCGATGGCGTACCTTCGTCTGATCTGGATGTATTACGACCGGGAGCGACCGCTTCCAGATGACATCGAGGCCCTGGCTTTTCAGCTAGGGATAGACGAAAAGACCGTCCAACTGATCCTTGTTTCGTACTTCAGACTTGAAGACGGATGCTGGCATCACACGCGCTGTGACGCTGAAATCAAAGAATACAAGCAACTTATCCACAAGCGTAGCAAGGCTGGCAAAGCATCTGCTGAACACAGGGCTAACACTAGTTCAACACCTGTTGAGCAAGTGTCAGACACCCAGCCAACAGATGTTCAACTAACCAATAACCATGAACCAGTAACCAATAACCATATAAAAGAAAAGAGGTCGCGCGGATCGCGCTTTGATCTTCAGGAGATGCCGGACAGTTGGATTGACTTCTGCAAGCAGGAGCGTCCAGACCTCGAGCCGCGCAAGACTTTCGATGCGTTCCGCGACTACTGGATCGCCCAGCCTGGGAGCAATGGCGTCAAGGCTGACTGGACTGCGACATGGCGAAACTGGGTGCGAAGCACTAGGGTTCCCCGCGACTCCCAACCTGCCAAGCAAGATCGCAAAATGGACTTATTGATGGGCCGACGCCAACCAGACGTTGTGACAATTATCGATGCTGACTATCAGGAGCGACTAAATGCACTTAGCGGACCGAGTTTTTGAGAGGTTTGTCGCTCTATACGGAGCGCAGAAGTTTAAGGTCATGTTTGAGCATGACGACAACGCGATCATGCCAGCCAAGGAAGCCTGGAATAACTTCCTGCAATCCTGCAAGCCAGATGTTTTGCGAAAGGTCATGGACGCTATTCCGCATCAGAAACGCGAATGGCCCCCCAACCTCTCCGAGTTTATCGGGATGTGCAAGGACTTCGACCGGGTAGAGCACAGAACCTATGACGCGCTGCCAGCCCCAAAGGTTCAGACAGACATTGGTCGGGCTGCATTGGCAGAGATGAAAGCAAGACTACGGGTTTCCCCCAATACCAAACTATGACAGACGAGCAGAAAATAGTGGATGCGCTGATAGCCGACTGCAAGGAAATAACGGAGTACCACCTTGCTGGCTATCGGTTCAAGTGGAACGGGAAGCAGGTGATCCGCAGGACGATGGCAGCTAGGTTGGAGAGGCTTACGTTTGCTGGGTTCGGGGATCGGTTCCCGGTAATCATCAACGACAACCGGAAAACAAAATGAGCCTGTGTCCTGTATGCGGATCGTGGCAGAGCAAGGTAAAGGAGTCCCGCCGAGACACTCGATACGGATGGAAGTGGAGACTACGCGACTGTTCTAACTGCGAGCACAGGTGGTCAACGTACGAGGTGGCAGCAGAGACGCTGCAGGTTGAGAGTGATGGGGATCCGAATGGGAGGTTGGAGCGATGAACCGAGATGACGACCAGACCTCACTAGAACTGTGCGAGGAGTGCGGCTGGAGAGCGATGATCCCCGGTGAAGGGTGCCTAACCTGTGCGCGGCAGAAAGCACCGCGCCAATGGGTCGAACTGACGGACGACGAAGCGCGTGCGCTGGTTAATCGAGCGACGTTCGGCGACAAAACAAACTGGCAGGCGCTGGTTTATATGGTCGATGCAAAGCTAAAAGAGAAGAACACATGACATACGGGCCAGCTGTTGTTAAAACTTGCGAGCATTGCAAGATAGAGTACGCATGTCCTAACCATAGGAAAAACAAATCTCGCTTCTGTTCTATTACATGCCGCAACAAATCTGGCTTGCTACCTCGCACACAGTACACATGCCGAAACTGCAATAACACATTTTTGGCGCGTCCCGACCACGGTGCGGATAGAAGGTTCTGCAGTCGGAAATGTTTTTTAGGGAACTGTGTACAACCAACAGATAAAGCGTGTTTGTATTGTGGTTCTATGTTTATAGCGAAACGATCATCAACAGCAACGTGGGGGGATGGACGAAGATTGTACTGCTCGAAGCAGTGCTTTGTAGCCGGATCGCGATCATTTGAAGAAAAACCATGCGCTGTTTGCGGCGTGATGTTTTATCCAATCAGTAGAGAAAGACAAGAAAACCAGTACACATGCTCTGTTAAATGTAAGAATGTGTTTTTCTCAGGAGTGAACGCCCATGGGTTCCGTGGCGGCGAGCATGTGCAAAAGCACGCAAATCATAAGTTTGTGTTGGTTGGAAAACGCCAAGGCTATGTAGGCAAATACATGGCTGAGCACCGAATAATTATTTCAAAATACTTAGGGAGAATGATAAAGCGCACCGAGGTTGTCATTCATATCAACAACCAAGGGCTAGATAACAGGTTATCAAATTTGTACTTGTGTGAATCCATGAGCGAATTTGGAAGGCGAAGGCACGGAAGCCTGCCATGGCCGACAGAAAGCAATTTGAAAACTTATAAGGAGACAAATGCGTAAAGACCCGATCACTGTCGATCAGATTGCAGGACGGATGATAGAACTCGTCCAGCAGCGCAACAGTCTGTCGAGAGATGACCTGGAGTATGTCGTTGAGACAATCGCAAAGCTAAAGGACGAGCGTCTCAAGTCTTGTATTGCAGAACTGATCGGGTGGGGTGACGATGAGCGTGCTGAAGTCGAAACCTTTGTTGCAATCGCAATCGAGGTCATGAAGCGAACAAACGTATCAAAGCTGCGAGAGTGTGCAAGGATCGTCGAACTGAGGTACTTGAGCCATGACTTGCCAAAATGATTTCAGACTTGTCGATCAATCAATCACTGAGCATTCTGTTGTCGAACTTTATGTTTGTTTTCACTGCGGGGCTGAACGGTTCCGCGCACTATCAGGGAGGTTCTGTGGAGTCGAGGCTACACAATTGGGCAGCTTGGAAAAGGAAAGAGCCGCTAGCAGATCAAACAGACGCGAGGATCGTTGATGCTGTAGTCCAGAAACTAGGGCC